TGTTCGATGTCGGGTTTGGTCTTTCCGGCCTCCCAGTTTTGAACGGTTTGCCTGTCAACTCCCAGTTCTTTGGCCCATTCATCCTGTGTCATATTCATGTTTGCTCTAACAGCATTGATGTAAATTTTGATTTCTCCAGCCATACTTTGCCCTCCTTTCGTTTATATATTACGACGCATTCGTCGTCTTGTCAATACAAAAAATATATTTTTTTATTTTTTTTGTTGATTTTTTTCGTCATTTGTCCGATAATACATTTGAAATTCCCTTAAAATACGTGACTATATCATCTTTAGGAGGTGAGGAAAAATGATTAGGCTTGAAGTCCAAAATGAGTTATTCAGTAATAATCTTAACCACTTGATAAAACTATCCGGGAAAACGCAGAAACAAATTGCTGCCGATTTAGATATTCCACGCACTACTTTAAGTACATGGTGTATCGGTCGAAACGTTCCTAACTTAATTACGCTTCGTAAGCTTGCAGAATATTTTAATTGTAGCATATCGGATCTTATTGAAAAGCAGGCAGAAAATTTTGACGACACATATCAGCTTAAGGCCATTATCGAAAAGCCGCACGATCCCTCGTTTATAAGAAGGCTTTTAGCCTATGCTAAATATATAGAAGCAAACCCAGAGGAAAAGTGAGGTAAGCATTATGAAAAAGAATAGCAGCGGCTATTATGAGAAGCGGCTATCTTATGGCCGGGATCCTGTCACTGGGAAGCTTCTCAGAAAAGCCATAAGGGCGAAAAGCATTAAAGAGCTTGACCGCCTTGTATTTCAATTCCAGCAGGAGCAGAAAATCAAAGCTTCTGTCCCGGATGATGATATCACTTTTGAATCTTATAGCAAGCGATGGATGGAAACAAAGAAAGGTAAGAGTGTTAATACCGTCAATATGTACCGTCTTATGCTTGATAAACATATCCTCCCGGAAATTGGCCAACTGTATTTTACAGAGATTGACCGCCAGCGGTTGCAGGATATAATCAATCTGAATTTTTCCCACGCTAACACCTGTAATAAGATCCGTCTGACGCTCCGGCAGATATACGAGTCGGCAGCTGATGACGGACTTCCTAACACCAACATAAACTTTAAGAGATTAAATCTACCGAAGCAAAAGAAGGTTGTCGAGAAAAGGGCTTGTACTCCACAAGAAAAAGCCGCCATACAATCGGCACCGTTGCCTGACCAGGAGAAAGCATTTTTATTTGTGATCTTCTATACCGGGCTAAGAAGAGAAGAGGCCCTTGCACTCCGCCCGGAAGATTTTGATTTTGTAAACTGTACTGTATCGGTTAATAAGGTTGTTGTCTTTGACGGTAATCATGCTATTGTGAATTATGACATGGCCAAGAATGAATACTCGCTCCGTTCCGTTCCGCTGCCGCCTCAATGTGTGGACTTCCTGAAGGGCTACACGGCAGGCAAGGAAGGCTTCTTGTTTAGGGATGCAAGATCTGAGATACCATTCAGCCGGACGGCATATCAAAACTTCTTCCGCAGAATTAAAAAAGGGCTTGTGCCGTTAGCTCCGACAGCTGACACACTGACCGCCCATATCTTCAGACATAACTATGCTACTACTCTTTACTATTCTGATGTATCTATCAAGATGGCCGCAAAGCTCATGGGCCACAAAGACACTACAATGATCGTTAAAATCTATGCTCACCTTGACGAGCTTAAAGAACGTGTTACCGATAAGCTGGCAAAGGCTTTTGACTGAGCGATTCTTACTTCTGTTTTGTGTGACACTTTTGTGACACACCTGAAAATCCCGATTTGAAAACCCTTGAAAAATGGGCTTCTTCGGACACGAGTGTGACACATAGTTTTGTACAATTTTGCATAGTTTTATATAGTTTTTGCCGACAAAAGAGCATAATAAAAACCCTTGAAAAGTGCCTATTTTCAAGGGTTTTCTTATTAGCGGAGTGGGTGGGATTCGAACCCACGAGACGTTGCCGCCTACCTGATTTCGAGTCTAACACACATACCCATAAAAGCCTTGTGCTGTAAGGGTTTCTCCGTTTTTAATGTGACATCTTTGTGACCTGAGCAATAAAAATATGCCACCATTCGCACCATCTACCGTATCTTGCCGTGCTAATGATAGCATATCTTTACACCTATGTCAAATAGTATAATCAATGTGTAGCTTCGTTACTTCAGACATTACACTGTCGGCCCATCCGTCACCGCCTAAAGACTTGTAAGCCTCATATTTTGCCATGAAGATATCGTGATCTGTCTTTGATATCTTTCCTTGCTTCTGTAGCTTCTTTCCGTCCTCAATAATTGCAGAGAGAAGTAAGAGGCTCATTCCATTCTCCAGTTTTCCTACTTTAGACTTGCGGTTGTTTACTACCTGGAAGATCCCGGATATAAGAGTTGCTAAAACCGAGCTTCCGAGTATTGCTATTGTCAGCTCCATTTCTTAAGCACCTCCCCACTTAAAGCCAAGTTTCTTAGCCGTGTTCTTTCCAACGATACCATCTACTGTAAGTCTGTTGTCGTTCTGGAATTTCAATACAGCTTTTTCGGTCTTTCCGCCAAAGTCACCGTCAACCTTGCCGCAGTCATAACCCTTGCTTCTGAGAAGTGTTTGCAAGAATTTAACGTCAACACCGATGCAGGCATTAAGAAGTTCTCTTGTGAGTACCGGCTTTGCTGCCTTTAATACTGTGTTGTAGTCTATGAAGTCCGGGCGGCCCCAGTGTGTCCATCCGTGCTTGTCAACTGATTCCTGTACGCAGTTCGCAAGGCTTGACTTCATGTGAATACATAAACCGTTGCCGAGATAAACGCCGGTATGGGTTATGTCCGATGCAGATTTACCCTTAAACAGAAGTACGATATCATCAATAGGCATAGAAGCAAAGTTCCCTCTTGTCTCGCACCGTTTATAATATCCCTGAGCCGTTGTGTCATATCCTGATAACCCATAGTGCATACCGGAGCAGTCTGATCCGGGCTTGCCCTTCCCTTCGTTCAGCTTGTTTGTGTAGTAGGACTTGTTATATTTCTCTGTGCCGTTGTCCCTGTATGCTTTCTCTATGCTTTCTTTTGTGATTATTGTCGGGTAGTTCATACCCCAAACATAGATTGTTCCTTTTTTCTTGACCTTCTGATAATAGCTTTTGGCATTATCCTTTGATGTTTTTGTCATTCGGCATCACCGCCTTTGTCTTTGTCCTTGTTATAGGCTGCCGTACTGACACCTATCAAGGATCCTATCAAAGTACCAATGGCAGCTATGATAGTTACTACAATGTTGATTGTCTTAGGATCTACTTCAAGTACTCCCAAAACTACCGACAAAAATGTTACTATTGCCGGGATGCAGATTAAAGCGATCCATTTCAAGATGTCATAAACTTTGTCTGGAATCTTCATGTGATGTCCCTCCTTTGTTTTTTATTGTTTGTCATTATCGTTGCTGTTATATCCCAGCACATAACCCATAATGAATACTACGATTACCAGTAATAAGCCTGCTACGTTTTCCATCTGTCAAGCAACCTTTCTACTTCTTCCTTGCCGTCCATCATTTTATCTATATCTTCAATCTCCATATATTCCAGGAGCTTAATTGTCAGCTTTTCAATCATGTTCCCTTGTATCTTTATAATCTCATTCAGATTGTCCACCAATTCCGCTATATCGTCCATCTTCCCTTTTCTGTTCTTCCTTCTCCTGCTTTTTGGCCATAGCCCTTAAGTATATCCCGTTTAATCTGTCTTTCAATTTCCTTGTGTCGGCGTGTATCATTAGACCTTTAAGGCTTGCTACTCTACGCTCAAACGCTTCCTTGTTCAATCTTCCGTCGGAGTACTTGTCGCATATCCCTTTAAACTCTTTCTTTATCCTCATTGTTGTACTCTTCCGGAGCTTTATTCTCTTTGTCGTTATCCTCAACCCTACAAATTCTAAACCACACCGAACAGGCCTTATGCAAGTTTTCTTGTTTAGTTCAAGATGCAGCTCTTCACTCAGGAAGTGCCTCACGCTTTCAAGTACCGTCTTTAGTTCTTCCTTTGTCTTTCCGAGTATCACTATATCATCCATGTATCTGACATAGTAATGTATCCTCAGCTTGTGCTTGCAGTACTGGTCAAGCTCGTTCAAATATATGTTTGCGAACATCTGGCTTGTTAGATTGCCTATTGGCATACCGACTTCATACAACCATTCGCCCGGTGGTACCTCTTGTGGACTTTTGCCTTTAGGTAGTCCGAATGGTTCAGCTCTGCTATTGACTATCCCTCTTAAGCAGTCCATCAACCTTTTATCTGTTATCTTCCGTCCGAGAGTCCTTAGCAATACTTCATGGTCAACTCTGTAAAAGAATTTGCTTATATCTAATTTCAGATAATACCATCCGTCGCCCGGTTTTCTGTCCACCTGCCGCATCCAGTATTGTAGCTTGTGTGCTGCCTTGTGGCTTCCTTTGTGTATCCTGCAAGCGTAGGAATCCTCTATCATCATCTTGTCAAATATCGGATTGATGTATTGGTATATGGCCCACTGTACAATTCTGTCCATGTACGGTAAAGCCATTACAAGCCGTTTCTTCGGTATGCTAACCCATAGCTTCCGGTACGGCCCCAGCTCATAGCTCCCATCAAGAAGCTTGTCACGGATCTGTAAGAGATAATCTTCAAGCCTTGCTGTAAAGCCCAGTACTTCCGCCCGGTATCTTTTGCCCTTCCTGGCGTTCTCATGGGCTTTAAGCAAACTTGGATAACTACATATCGTTTCCCATGCGTTATCTATAATCTTTGGTTTAGAATGTACTTCACTCATAAAAACCTCTGTGTGTGACGTTTCCGCCTCCACAGAAAATGTTATTTCTTCTCTGCCGAGAATGGAAACAGGCTCCTTATAATCTGTACTCTGTGTCAAGTCCCGTAAGACATAACCCTATTCTGTTACAGTAGCAAACAATGTAGAATATAAGCGGAGCGACCGCCGATGTTGTCGTTGGCATTGGAACGGTGGTTGTTGAGGTTCGAGTTGAACACACCGGCATTGGCACCATTGTTCCAGTTGCCCCCACGAATCAGCGAACGCTGTAGTCTGTCCCCCTATTTATTTAAGGACTGTATGTACTTGCCCAAAAGCTTTCCGATCTCAGCATTGTATCTTGACCATACTTCATACTGATGTACTGATAAGGGCGGCGGATATTTGCCGCTTGCCTCTTTATCGGCTGCAAGCCTGATAAGAAGCCTCAACCATTCAAGCTCTATGTCAAGCTCCTGTGTTGTAGTCTTTCTAAAATATTTCTTCTCAATCTCTACAACAAGGTGAAACATCCTGTTCATACAACTTCTGATATCATCGGCCAAATCTCTGTCTTTTCGTGGGAAGTTTTTAGTCAGTGGCCGCCCGTATCGTATCATTTCGCCTATCTTTTCTTTCAGTCTGAATGGTTCATAG